CGCGGACCAACGCCGACTTTGTCGGGTCAGTTCGGGCCCGAAGGTTGCCGAACGCAAGAACCTTATCAGCTAAAAGATGGGGGTGTCAATAAAAAAACAAAAAAAAAGAGCCCGACTCCCCACAGCTAAGGAGTCAGGCCCTTCAGGAGAAAACCCCCTCGCCCGAGAGTACACGGGAAAGGGGGCTCGAAAGGGGTGTTAATCTTCCGGTGCCGCCTTGCCAATCAGGTCGAGAAGTCGGTTAATTTCCTTTTGAGCGTCCCTGCCCTTGGGCGTCGACTGAACCAGATCGTCCGCGTTTTCACGCTTGATCTTCTCAATCTGGGCACGAAGCTCGCCGCGAGTCATGCCGCCCATCGAGCGGGGCTCGCCGCCAGCGTCGTAAATTCGGTCCTGCTTCATCATCATCCCCATCTTCGATAGGGCCATCACCAAGTCTGGCTGGCTCGAAAGCGGGCTGTTGGCCAACGCACCGGACAACCGCTCCCAGTCGCCGCCGGACTCCTGAACCAGCATCTTGAGGGTATCGTTTCCAAGCTGGACCCGCTCGTCGAAAGACGCACCGAACTCCTTCTTGATCGCAGCGATGTTTTCCTCGTGGGTCTGGGCTGCCTGCTGGGCCTGTGCCACCGTCTGCCCGAGCGTCCAGTTGACCATGGACGCAGCTTGACGCTGGCTCAAGCCCTCCTTGTGGGCGAACTCTGCAAACTTCGAGACCATGTCGCTGTTTTCCTCGTGAGAGAGGAGTGGTGCGTGCTCGATCTCGGAAAAATCATACTTGCTCGAATCCTCGGGGCGACCGAGCTTGTCGTAGATATCGCCCAAAGCCTCGCTGTCTGCCTTGTCCGGGACCTTGATGCGAGAGGAGATTTCCTTCTCGGCACCGAGGTAGGCCGAGACCATATCATCCATGCTCTTGAACTTTTCGAGGGACTTCGAGGATTTCAGTTCTTCCGACTGAAGGCCGTCCCACCAGTTCGAGGTCTGCTCCTCGGGGGGTGCCGCAGCGGCGGTCTGGCCGTCACCGATCAGGCCGTCATTCGCCGGAGGTTCCGTCGTCAAGGGGGTCTGAGTCGTATCGGTCGTTGCTGTTTCCGTCGTCATCTAGCTTCCTTTCAAAGGTTGGTTTATATCCCGCACGGGAAAGAATGTCAAGGTACACCTGATTGCCGCCGTCTCGGAACAAGGCATAGTCACGATCTGCACCGGACGCACCGACAACCGTGAGCGGCTGATTGCCCACGAACTGCTCGACAAGCCACTGGATAACCCGCTCGCCCTGCGGACCCGACAAGCACGCTTGCCACGCTTCGTTGATTTCGTTTTCCAAAACTTTCCTTATCTCAGGGCGTTAAGACCCTGTGCGGCATCCTTGAGTGCCGACGCACCGCCCACGGCGGCTTCAAGCTCTTGCTGTTGCTGCTGGGCTTCCAAGCGTTGTTGGCGAACCGCCTGCAACTCATCGTCCGTCCTGCTCATGTCTTCAGGCAGCGAGACCGCATGGCCCAATCGCCTTGCCGCACGGTCTGGATGGATGTTGTCCATGACGCTCGGATCAATTTCCGCCATCGGAGCAATCGCACCAAACCACTCAAGGAAGGAGCCCATCTCCGACGCCTTCTGAGCACGAGCCAGAGGGCTGGTATAGTGGATGTCGATTGCACTGCCCGAAACGCTGGAAGGAGCGTCCGGAATCTGTCCTGTATCGCGGGCAAACTCGAACGCCTCGTAGACAATCGGGTTAAGCAACTCCGAATAGAAGCGGTTGAGCGTCGGCGAGAACAACTGCCTCATGTCCTGCTGCCGCTGGATTACCTCGGTCGCCGTCATGCGGTCGATCTGGGGCATCTGGAACATATCGTTGTAGAAGCCTGCCCGAACACGCTGCTCGATCACGTCGATGATTGCATACGCACGGTCAGACCTCGCACCGAGATTGATCGGCTCAATCCGGCCCGTCGAGCTACTGCGATAGATATTCAGGCCACCGGGGCCAAGGCGTGCAGGCTTGAGGAAACCCGCATCCGGCATCTGCACCGGGGGGTCCGCTTCTTTCGCCGCTGCCGACAGGGCCGACTTGCTTACCGCGTTAAGAACCCGGATGTCCTGAAGCAGGACCATACCCGGGGACCGGCCGTACTTTTCGCCGCTGCCCCGACGCCACCGCGGAACGAAGTAGGGGAACCGGCGGAACCCGGACTCTTTGACCACGTGCTTGGTGTCAAAGTGAACCGTCACCGAGTAGTAGGGCATCTGCGAGGACAGCTTGCTCTGGGGGTCGTACTCCGTTCTCGGGCCCGTGCAGTGGAGGAACTTGTGAACCTCCATCATGATCTTAGGATCGTCGCCGCGAGCCTCCATCTTCTCAAGCACCTTCGGCGGCAGATTCTTCTTGCCGTACTTCTCAATCGCCTGAGACAGAGTAAGTTCAATCTCCCGGTAGAGCGTGTTCACCACGCCCATGTAATCCTCGGAGATGTAGCACGCACTTAGCGGGATCGACCTGAACCGGAGATCGCCATCGTTTTCAACGAACACAACGCCGGTGCCGAAACCCGCGAGGGACTCATAGCACTCATCAAGCGTCGCATACAGGTTGACGAAAGGATCGTTCAGGACTGACAGAACGCGGTCCCGGGACAGGCTTAGCCACCGGGAGGTCTTGTCGTCGGGCACGAAATTCCGGATCGAAAAGTCGAACCACTTGAGCGACTGGTTGGTCAGGAGCGACCCCATGCCACCTACCAAGCGTTCGAGAGACTCGCCCGGCGTGTTGTTGAAAATCCGCTGCCGACGCTCCGTTCCCGGAGCCAGTGCACGCGTGAAATCGCGGTTCGGCAGGACGTACTCAGCAATATCCTGCCAGAACGATTCCCAGTTCGCCCGCTCCGACTTCATCACAGAGAATCGGTCAATCAGGTTTTTTCCGAGTTCGCTCATTGGCCGAGGAGTTGCTTGACGTTCAGGTTCGACTGGCCACCGACGTTGCCGCCCAGAATCGTGCCGCTACGGCCCTGAGCGGAGAGGTTCCTCCGCCTTTCAGCAGCAGCAGCAGCGGCAATCGCGTCAGAATCCGTGGAGGTTGGGCTCGGAGGCGGCGGTGGAGCCGATTGCTTAGGGGCAGAGAAAATGCTCATCAGAGGAAATCCAAGGGATTGTAGTCTGCAACACTATCGGGCATCGGGGGCCTTGCTGTCAAGGGTTCTGCGAATCTTTTCATCATAACGGCATAATGCGTCGCGGCCATGATGTCATCGTTCTTCTTCACGATCTGCCCGTCCTTGCGGTGGTACATCCGAACCTCTCGAAACCACCGATCCAGATTCCGGAACACGCGGAACCGCCCGGTACGCATTCTTTCGTTGATTTCCATGACCACCGGCTCGGTGTCCTGCCCACCACCCTTGTCGTCCTGATACCGGGCCGAAATCCCGAGCATCGACTCAAGGCGGTGCTGAACCCTGAACTGATCGGCCAAGTGAACGCCCGATGACTTTTCCCTCTGCTGCCCGTCGTGGGGCCAAGAAACGGGGACCATCTCCCCTCGCTTCTTAATGGCATCCACGTGATAGGCAGGGGTCTCCCCAATCTGGTCGTAGCAGTCGTAGACATAAATCACATCCTGATCTCTGTCCCACGCGATCCAGACGGCCGCGAAGGGGTGGTCGAACCCGAAGTCAATCCCGCAAATCCGGGCGTAGTGCGGCGGGATCGAGAACGGGTCACACTTGATCTCGTCCAGGTCGACGGGGTACACCAAGCCGGTGCCCACCATCGGGACGCCCTGCGTACGCGTTTTCCGTTCGTGAGCCGGGATCGAGTTGAGTAGCTGAGCCTTGCGTTCGCCGCTGAGGTGCGGGGCGTCATCCCACGTGGCGGGGAACACCCGGACGCCCGGGCCACCATCAATGAAGTGCTGAACCGTCTCGCCAACACCCTCCAACGGTGTAAACGTCAGATACATGATCCCCTGCCGGGCAATCAAACGGATCAACGCCTCAGAGAACACGTCCGGCGGGGGCTCTTCGTCCATCCACAGGACATCCATCTTGACGCCCTGCCACTTACGACGACCCTGCTCATAGGTCATGAAGCCGATCTTGCTCGTCCCGCCGGAGCGGTGGCGAACAACAATCGACTCGGCGACATTGGGGATGCCGCACTGGCGGTAGTTGATCTTGATGATCTTGTTCCGAGGAATCCACCCCGGGGTATCACCGTCGCCGATCAACTCCTTCTGCACAATGTCCCGGGAAGACTGATTCGTCTCCGAGCCCACCCAGACCTCAACGGGTCTACTGAACTCCTTGCCCTCCCACCAATCCGGGTACACTCCTGTCGCATGGATCGCGGTCTCTGCACCGCCGGTCC